CTCTTCAATCTGTTTGCGGTAGTTAAACCCTAGATGCTCTGCTATATGGGCCTGTAGAGACATCATAATCTGCTGTGCTTGCGGGTTCTGACCAATAGACTGGGCAACCATAGGATCTTGCATAAACGCCATGTGTGTGGCGATATGGGCGTCGTGGTCTTGGTACAAAAATGCCTTCATAGGCTTGCCTACAAGTGCGGCCATGTTCTCGCTCACTGGATCGACTGGTGTTGCATCGTCTTTGGTAGGAACAAGTTTGTCAGCGTTCTTAACCCCTAACACTTCTATCATCTGCCTGTGCAGTTGCGGTAGGTCATATATCTGTGGTGCAGATTGAGCCATCTGTAACACGGCCTGATACTGCACAACCCTCTGTGCCATAGTAGAGCTGTTAGGATCACTGACAGGAATGACATCTACAGAGTCATAATCAGCCCTACGTGCGTTAATTCCGCCCCTGTGTGGCTGATATGAGTATTGACTTGGCGCATATTCAGCCATAATCGCCTTGAGGAGCTTAAATTCTTGCTTCATGGCGTAATGAACACGGGCTTGAACCGCAGCCATAGGCTTCAGAGTGCGTTCTAACAGCGCTAAAGTCGTTCCAACCGGAGCATTTGCCGACATATCAGAGATATTCATGTCACTGATAGCGCCAAGCCTACGACCTTCTTGAGTAATCTGGTTTAAAAGCGAAAGAAGCGTCTGTGAAGGCTCTTTATACGGCAGAGGCATAATATTATCACGAATACTGCCCGATGGTACGTCTACATCACGCCATTCACCCGGTTCAATCGGCGTATCATCGCCTTTTATACGCAAACCACGGGATTTTATGCCGCCGGGGAGGTTAGATAGGGTTCCTGCGTCCACAAGTTGGCGAATTAGGCTTGTACCTGCACGTGCATAGCCCCCAATAATGTGAATTAGACCTAAACCATAGAACCCAAACCCCGGTACATATACATAATGTACGAAATGTTGGCGTTTTTGCATGAGAACGTCGTCAGGATTCCAATTTCTACGTACTGCAAGCACGTTATTGGTGCCACGTTCTATAGTAACTACGTAAGGTTTTGCGATTTCGTCGTCAGAATCGTCAATACCTTCGATAACAAGGTCCGCATGTATCTCATATATGGCATAACGGTCATCATCTGTGATCGAATACCCACCTTCTTCTGCTTTACGCTCTTCAATATCAGTGTGATAAGGCTGTGGCTCACCAAGTTCCATGTCTACATAGAAACCACTTGCCTGAAGTTTCTTTAAATCGTTCTTAGTTTTACGCATTACGTGCGTGACACGCTCTGCGCTCTCAATATGAGAAGCGCCGTAGGGTACAATAACATCTTCTGCTGGAATATAGACTGCTGTTTGCCGGTCTATGTTGGGGTCAAAGTAAACTTTCTTAAACGCAGACCCTGCAAGCCCCAAACTATATAGCAGACGTTCGTGTTCGGGACGATACTCCACCATACGCTCTGTCAGCTCATAGTTCATATCAGCTTTTACACGCGCAGCCGCCTCGTCTTTCTCTTTAGTTTCCTCTCCAAGCACTTTGGTTTTTACAGGACCAGATGCTGGAAAGGTTTCACTCATCGTTTCCGCTTGAAAACGGATAGCCGCTTCCGCAAGCACCGTCGAATATACACCACACGCGCCTTCCCACGGTTCCGACCTTTCTTGGTATTTGAACCCAAGCACGTCCAATCCTTTAACAAAGGTATCTGCCCAGTCCTTGCGAGAATCAATGTCAGCATCAACTGCTCCTACTAAGTTATCAGCAAGTTCGCCAAGAACGCCTTCATCAAGAGATTCAGCTAAATTAGCGTCAAAAGCATCTTTGTCTTTCCCCTCTTTTCCGGGGATCAACGTAATCTCAACACTCCCATCATCCAGAGTAACCATGTCTGGATTTACAATTTCTATCTCTAGAGCTTCGCCTAGATCCTCATCATCCATGTCGGGCATGGGAGTCAATGCTTTTTCTATAGCCATGATCTATCCTTATTTAATAAAATCCACCCTGACGATACTTAAAATATATTACCTCTTCTGGTTCGTCAGAAGGTAACCTTAGAAACCCTCCTTGCCTAAACCTCATAAGTGCCATGACAGTAGAGTCAACCAAGTCATCATGGCTCATAAAAGGAAACCCAGCAATTTCTTCTATGAGTTCTTCTGCCCAACGAGTAGAAGGAACCCATACTAATTCAGAAGCTACAATATCTGCCACAGAATTCAAACGTGCAAGTTTATCTCCTGAACCTCTATGCGGGGTATACTCCTGCACAGGAAGTCCCATTCTACGCATCTCCTGATACAAGGCTGTACCAGAACTCTTCTTCTCAACTATGAAGGAGTCCGGTTGCCACGACTCGTATTCTTCAAATGCCAAAGCCTTTAGTTCAGGAAACTCCAAACGCTTCTTTATACTGTTTAGCAGTATTATATTATGAGTTCCAGTCTCTTCATTTAAGAATACACCCCACGTGGTAAGCGCGGTGTAGTCAGCGCGGTTGTGAGATTCTGCTGCGGCGTCGAGAGACATAATAATATATTCGCACATGGGGGCGTCTTCATCACCCCATCTCTGCCACCACTCACGTTTTACAATAGATGCTTCTTCCGCTGTGGGTTCTTGTTGATACTGTGCATTCCATTGGAACGTGGGCATCGATGCTTTAGTTCGCATGAGCGCATCAAGATCGAAGAACTCCGGCCATAGAGGTTTCTCGATATAACCTGAACCTTTCTTCTTGGGTACTTCTAGCACAGCGGGGAACTCAACGATCTCATATTGATCTGCTTTGTCGTTCTGAGACATGTCACCAACAACACGCCCTGTTAAGTCATCCATGTGCCAACGTGTTTGTATGATAGCCACACGACCACCCGGCATGAGTCGGGTACGAGCGCCGTAGGTAAACCACTCATAGGCTTTCTCAAACACTTCAAAATTACCGTTGATGACATCTTGTTCCGAATGTGGATCATCAATAAGAAGTAGATCAGCGCCACGACCAGCAATGGATGATCCTATACCGCACGCATAGTACTCACCGCCTGAGTTTGTGTTCCATCGACCAGCAGACTTAGAATCTACTGCCAACGCTACCGTAGGGAATATAGCCTTATACTCATCTGTAGATATCAGGTTACGCACCTTACGACCAAAGTCCACCGCAAGGTCAGTGGTGTGCGACACCATCATAACTTTTTTGTTTGGATTACGACCTAAGAACCATGCCGGAAAGAATATAGATACTAGTTGGGACTTACCGTGTCGTGGTGGGATGTTGACACATATACGGTCTTTCTTACCTTCCGCAATATCCATAAGCATGTCAGCAAGGATGCGGTGGTGCTTTCCCACTATGTAGTCAGGTTGCATACGTTTACAGAACTCAATCAGATCATCGTATGCTTTTTTGTTTTTATCTCTCGTAGAAAGTTCTTCTACAAGTCCGTTTATTTCAACTAACTCATCTTGGTTGAAGTCATCTAAATTTGATAGCAGAGCTTGGATGTCGAGATCCTCGAACTCACCTTCTAGTAGACTACTGTTTCTCATCACGTTCTGCATCTGCTGTTTCACCGTCGCAGCAATCGTACACTGCACGACGACATACGGGACATTCCAAGTGAGATCTCACCTCTATGAGACGTGTCCATTGACCACACCAAGGACATTCAATCATCTCCGTCATTAGAAATACCAAGTTCAGATTCAACATCCATAGCTTCACCGTCTATAATAATAGCATTATCCACTTCAGGATTAACAAGTTTGGCTAATTTAGATCTTAGTCTGTTTTTCAGGTCTTCTGTAGATTGGTGTGTTATGGTCACTTCTGACTTCTCGGCAAAAAGTCCTACATCAGATATTTTGCCTAGCAACTCTAACGCACGAATACGAACTCGTGGGTCAGGGTTATCTGTTTCTAATACTAACTTGTTTGTAACCATGTGCCGTATCTGTACGGCGCTATCTGCGACAGATTGCCCAAACTCCTGTAAAATGCTATTAGTCATAAGCAAAGATGCAGGTGTAAGGGTTGCTGCTTTCTTAGAAGAAACTTTTTTAGAAGTTTTCTCGGGGTCTTCGGCATACGCTAAAGACAGTTTAGCCGCTACATCTTTATCTTCTTTAGAGGGGGCTACATCTAAATTAAGTTTTTCTGCAGTGTTGCGAGCGTACTCCGTTCGCGCCTGTAAATCTAGGTACGGGGTATCAGGAGTTATGGGTATTCCAAACTCTGGTTCGACAACCAAACTCATAAATTCTGCTCGCAGGGTTTAACCGTTATGACACGTATAACAATAAAATATAAAATATACAAGTAGTTTGGGACTCCAAAGGGGGGTACCTCTATATATGGACAAACGACATACCGAAGGTCAGATTTGTGAAATCATTCTAGAAGAATATCTTCTGAAGCTGGGTATGTATGTCTTTAGACCAAACGCTGCCCAAGGTCCGGTAGATGTAGTAGCCATAGATCCTGAAGGTGGCATATATCTTTTTGACGCAAAAAAAGACGCAGAAAGAGTAAATCCGGGCCGAACCAGACCTGCAAGAATCTATAGAGTGTTGAGTCCTATACAACGATTACTCGGGGTACGGATGGCATATGTGGATATGGATACTAGAGAAGTATGTATAGTCCCCCCTTTACCTGAACCTAAAAAATAGCAAAACATTCGCGCAGATTAGTATTTATATAGGTGCATGTTACTAACGCTGTGTCGCGGGGTCATGGGGGCGGGGTGGGGTCCAAAACATCTTACTATAAAAAAAGACCCCCCTATCTATTACTGTTAGATAATGACATATAATAACATATACTGTCAAAACATCTATTGTAAATCACACCATAATATGTTCTACTACAATCATCGAACGGGGCAAGCAAGTCCCGCGATACAACGAAAGGCAAAGTAATGTCAGACGTTATCTACAAAGTTGTCCGCGTACCTGCGGGCTATGCAGAGCACGGCAAGTATGCGGTCTACAGCTCGACCAAGTACGCCAATGACGACACCCACGACGTCATGGTCATGTTCAATAACCACGAGACTCATAAGTTCGAGACCACGTGGACTACGGAAGCGGAAGCGAAAGAAGTCGCCAACTACTTCCAATCTAACTACGATTTCTACGACGTGGTATCGAAAGTACCCGGCGTAAAGTACTCATAACCCAACCGGGGGAGCTTCGGCTCCCCCACAACCGAAAAGGAAAGCACAATGGAACGCTTTTTAGTTATCTTTTGCTGTGTCACCGGCACAGTGCTCACAGTCTTATCAGTTCAATATCTCATACAGTACGTCGGCTGGATTCACTTACTATGTCTGGTCATCGGCACACAAGCTGTAATGATGTCAATACGAGGAGTTATAAACCAATGAAAGTACCATATAAAGTGACGCGCTACTTTGACGGCGTTGAAGTTCATTGGCTGCTGGTAGAAAACAATAAAGCAGCAGAAGTTGTCGAGATATACGAGGAACGAAAGGAGGCGGTTTCAGAACGCAATCGCCTCAACAGCGGAGCGTTACTCGACGCAATACTCTAACCAATCGGGAGGGGCTTCGGCCTCTCCCCTTTGATGCCAGTTTCTAAGGGCGCGGTGAGTCAAAGCCATCCGGCGATTGATGCCAGTTTCTAAGGGCGCGGCGAGCCAATGAATGTTAGTCCGCGGACTAACAAAACGTGCCAAATAAAAATAAAACTATGTAGATTATGTCAAAACATCTATGGTAATACACGCCATAATATGTTCTACTACAATCATCGAAACGGCCAATACCGGCGAATTCGATATCTGATCTTGAAAGGATCACACAATGCAAGACTTACAAAAGCTGGTTCGCCAGTACTCTGTCGCCATCGACAAAACCGGCAAGACCTTGTCGGCACTGGTCGATTACATGGTTGCGTCCGATATCGCGGTCGATAATCTTCGCGATAAAGAGCACGCGGCTCGGGTGGCGGTCGATGCGGGCATTGTCGCATCGTTCACCAAAACGACGCAATCTTTGTTGGCGACGCCAACTAAGGAATTGCTGGACGCGAACAAGGCCGAGAAACGCTACGCTCAACAGCAGATCGGTTCTCGACGCGCCAAGATAATTAAGGCGCTGGATGAACGTCTTAATCCGGTCGAGCGTGGACCGGTCGAGCGTAAACCGGACGATGTTTGGTTTCGCGATTGGTTCAACAGTGGCCTCAAACGTGTTGAGACGTCTGAGGGTGCGGATAACATCGACCTTGTCGAAGTTGCCGAGTGGTTAGCTTCTGCGCCATTCGCTAAATAGCATCTTCCTACAAACTGGGCTGGCCCTTCGGGGCTGGCCCTTTTTTTGTGCCTTTTTTCTGCCGGTGTTAGTCCACGGACTAACATCTTTGATGCCAGTTACTGCGGTCGCGGTGAGCCACAAGAACACGTTTATATTGATGCCAGTTTCTGCGGGCGCGGTGAGCCAATGTTAGTCCACGGACTAACAAGTTTGAAACCAGTTTCCACAGTAGCGGTGAGCTAATGTTCGTAGTTAACGCATTGATAAATAAGCAATGTTCGGCTTTTCGCGTGTAATGTTCTGTAATGTTCTGTAGCGTGAGAACATTATGTATCTGTAGCAAT